GGGCTCTCTTTGGTGCGGAGGGTTCAAGACGTCCAGACCTGCGACGACGACCGCGCCGCACCCCGCGGCTCGCGGCCGCCTCGCCCCATCCCAGGAGATCGGCATGGCCACCGAGAAGATCCGCGTAACGATTGAGTACCTCGTCGACGGTGAGGAACATTCGTCGTCGACCTTCGTCCGTTCCATCGTCCATCGCGTCGCTCCAGTCGACAACGTGCTCCCGTTCGTCGTCGGGCACACCTTCGCAACTCTTCCCGAGTTCGGCGGCGGTGTGGTGCGTGTCGTCGGAACCCTGCGCCTCAAGGACGTCGATGAGATGTGCTGTGGCAGGTCCGAGCGAGCGAGTGAATGACTCGCGCGGATCGCACGCCAGAACAGGTCGCCGCCGACGAGGCGCTCACCGCGGCGATCGAACAGACCTGGGCTGCCTATTACCCGGACTCCGAGCCCGGGATCCTGCTCGAGTACGTCGTGCTCGCACGCCGACGGTCGTTCGACGACGACGGCGAGGCGCTGACGGCGAATGCACTGATGCCTCGGGATGGAGACGTTCCGATCGATCTGATGCTCGGCATCATCGAGTACGCATCCACGCGACTCCGGAAACGGATCGCGGAGGACTAATGCAACGAACCAGGGGAGCGATGGAAGAAGGCACCTGGAGACTCGTCCCGCCAAGCGAATGTCCGGAGGGACCTCATCGGGGACCGGAAGGGCCGAACGAGGATTTGGCCCAATGCCCGCGATGCTTCTCGGTTCACTGGTGCCGGCGCCCTGTAGGCGAAGAGTTCGGAGGGCACATCCGGGACTGTTCGCTTCCTCGAGATCACGAGTCGTACTGCCAACCCGGAGGGCTCGGACATCCGCCGCCTCTCTATCGGCGCGGCTGACTGACACCGGCATGTCCGGTCCGGCGCAAGGCCGGCTGGGCTCTGGATGCGGCGCAAGGCCGTGGAGGAGATAGAACATGACGACACATGGTGGAGCTCGCAATCGATCCGGTCCTCGCGCCGCGATGTTCTCGGCGCGATCGGACCAGCGGCAGCTGAAGGAAACCGTCCTGAGCGCCGCGGGATACCTGGGGAAGATCCCGCAGTTTCCGATGCCGGATCCGACCGATCGGGAGATCGAGGTCTGGGACGAAGCGTGGCGTACCCCGCAGGCGATCCAGTGGATCCAGGAACCGTGGCGGTGGCGCACTGTCGGTCTCTGGGTTCGGTGGACGGTGAAGATGGAGGACCCCGAAGCGCCGGCCGCGGTCGCTGCCGCGACGACTCGGCTCGCCGATCAGATCGGGCTTACCCCGGCCGGGCTGAAAGAAAATGGTTGGGCGATCGGCACCGTCGAGGTGTCGAAGTCCGAACAGAAACAGATCGCCACCCCGAAGTCCGGGCAGATTGAGGAGCCGACGAACGTCCGTCGGCTCCGTGCGTGAGCACGCCCCCATCCTCCGATTCGTATCTGGTCGACTTCCCGACGCTGACCGATCTGCAGGACCCGTGGATCCAGGCGCACTGCTCGATCCCGGACGGGTTCGACAAGGGCCGGCCGTTCAAGATGGCCGACTGGCAGTTCTGGTGCACCGCCAACCACTACCGGGTGCGAACCACCGCGAAGTGGCAACCGAGGAAACCCCTCCGGAGCCAGGCATTCGTCTACCGCCGGTCACAGATCATCGGCCCGCAGAAGTCCGGGAAGGGTCCGTGGGCCGCGGCGATCACCTGCGTCGAAGCGGTCGGGCCTTCCCTGTTCGCGGGCTGGGCCGAACGTGGTGACGGGTATGCGTGCGAGGACTACGGCTGCGGCTGCGGGTTCGAGCACGAGTACATGCCCGGCGAACCGATGGGAATGCCGCACCCGACTCCGCTGATCCAGCTGACTGCGACGTCGGAGGAGCAGGTCGACAACGTCTACCGCCCGCTCAAGTCGATGATCCTCGACGGACCACTGCAACAGCAGATGCTCATCCGCGAAGGATTCATCCGTCTACCCGGCGACGACAACCGCATCGACCGAGTGACAGCCTCGGCGATGTCGCGCCTCGGCAACCCGGTCTCGTTCGTGCTCAACGACGAGACCGGCCTGTACACGAAGGCGAACAAACTCATCGGCGTCGCCGAGACGCAACGCCGCGGTTTGGCCGGTATGCAGGGCCGCGGCATCGAGACGTCGAACATGTGGGATCCGGCCGAAAACTCCTACGCGCAACGCACTTACGAATCGAACGCGAATGACGTGTTCAAGTTTTTGCGGCGCCCACCGAAGGGTTTGTCGTGGGGAGATCGACGGCAACGCCGCAAGATCCTCAAGCACGTCTACGAGGGCTGCGACTGGATCGACCTCGACGCGATCGAAGCCGAGGTGCTTGAGCTGATGGAAACCGACCCCGCTCAGGCCAAGCGGTTCTACGGCAACTTCGAAGAGTCCGGTGCCGGCGCATGGCTGCCAGCGGGGCTATGGGAGTCGGCGTATGCAGGCACGTGAGATGAAGTGGCGCAACAACCCAGCGCGCGGAACGCTCATCACCGTCGGCTTCGACGGCTCGGAGAACAACGACTGGACCGCAATCCGGTGTGAGACGAAGGACGGACTCTCCTTCACCCCGCGCTACGGGCCCGACCGCCGACCGACGATCTGGTCCCCGGACCAGTGGGGCGGCGAAATTCCCCGCAACGAGGTCAACGTCGCAGTCTCGGAGATCTTCGAGCGGTGGCAGGTCAAGCGCATGTACTGCGACCCGCAGTACTGGACCACCGAAATAGGGGAGTGGGCCGTCGAGTACGGCGAAGAGATCGTCTTCGAGTGGGCTACGAACCGAGTCGTGCAGATGCACGCGGCGCTCGAACGATTCCGGATGGACCTGAAGAACAGGCGCATCACCCACGACGGTTGCCCGATCACCGCGAAGCACATGGACAACGCCCACAAGGTCGCCGCGCGCGGTGACCGCTACGTGCTCGGAAAACCCGCCGGCGCCTACCACCGCAAGATCGACGCCTCGATGGCCACCGTCCTCGCTCACGAGGCCGCGGCCGACACCTCGACGTCGAAGGACGGCTGGAGCGACGACGCGGACACGCGCATGTTCTGTTTTGGATAGGAGGTCAGGGTGACTGCACCCGTGCTGCGCACTCAGCTCTCCGCCGACGAGCGCACGCTGATCAGTCGGTTGAACGCCAAGCTCAGCAAGACGAGCCAGCAAGACAACCTGAACGAGGCGTACTTCGAAGGTGAACACCGACTCAAGCAGATCGGCATCGCAGTTCCGCCGGAACTGCAGATGTTCGAGCTGGTCGTCAACTGGAACCGCATGTACCTGCTCGAGATCGCGCGGCGGCAGAAGATCAAGTCGCTGATGATGCCCGGTGGGAAGAAGAAGCAGAACCGGGCACTGCAGGAAGGCTACGAGGTCAACAACCTCTCTGCCGAGGTGCCGCTACTCAACGTCGACACCATGATTTTCGGGCGGTGCTTCGGGACCGTCGGCACCAACGCCGACGACAAAGATCATCCGCGGATCGCGTTCGAGTCACCGCGGCAGATGTCGTGTCTGATCGACCACGGCCGACGGCGTATGGACGCGGCATTCCGGCAGTTCCTCACCGAGGACGGTCAGCGCGTCGGCACGCTGCTGCTGCCGGACAAGACGATCCAGGTCGTCGCCGGCCGCCGCGGTTGGGAGATCGATCAGGTCGGCGGGGACGACGACATCGATGAACACGATCTCGGCCGGGTGCCGGTGGTGCTGTTCCTGAACCGTCGTCGGTTGGCGCGGTGGAACGGCTCGACCGAGATGGCGGACCTGATTCCGCTCGTCGATGCAGCAGCCCGGGCGCTAACGAATCTGCAGATCGCGGTGGAGACCCACTCGGTGCCGCAGAAGTGGGTGCTCGGTATGTCCAAGGGCGACTTCGTCGACTCGAACGGCCAGCCGATCCCGGTGTGGCAGGCCTACTACACCGCGATCTGGGCGAACCAGGCCAAACCGGATCAGGTCAAGGTCGGGCAGTTCAGCCCCTCGGACCTGAAGAACTTCCACGACACCACCAACCACTACGCAGCACTGGCATCATCGGTCACTGGTCTTCCGTTCCGGTTCTTCGGTCAGAACACCGCCAACCCGGCCGCCGAGGGCGCGATCCGGGCCGATGAGTCGCGGCTGATCTCCAATGCCGAGGACAAGAACGAATCCCAGGGCGTGGGCATCGGCTGGCTGATGGCACTGTACGAACGGTTCCGTACCGGCCAGTGGCCGGCCGGAAAACGTGCGATCCGCGTGGAGTGGCGCAACCCGGCCACACCGACGAAAGCCGAAGAGGCCGACTTCATCCAGAAGCTCAACGGCGGTGTCCCGGTGCTCTCCCGCGAAGGCTCGTGGGACGAGATGGGCTGGGATGATCCACGCAAGGACCGCGAACGCGCGTACTTCGAGGAAGAGGCGCAGGACCCGGTCCTGGAACGGTTGACCCGCCGACTCGGCGGCGACACCGGAAACGACAACGGAGCCGACGGTGCTTCCGACAGCATCCGCTGACTACTACGCCCACCAGCGCGAGATCATGATCGAGGTGCTCGGCGCGGCTCGACGACTGTGGGGCACACGGCCACCGCGCAGCTTCGACGACTGGTTCGACCGGAACATCGATCGGCTCGTCGCGATCGTCACCGCCGGCCAGTACTCGGCGGTCGCCTACTCCGATCAGTACGTGATGGACGTGCTCGACGAACTCGGCACCCCAGTCGTTCCGGACGCGGTGCCGGTCACCGAGCAGCTCGTCGGTGTCGCATCCGATGGGCGCGCTTTGGATTCGCTGATGTACGGCGCGGTGATCACGGCGAAGAGTGCTGTCGCGTCGGGAATGCCGACTGAGGTGGCCTGGGACGACGGGCTGGCGGCGCTGATGCTCAGGGTCCAAACGCAGATCGCGGATGCCTCCCGGTCTGCTGTCGGCCTGGGCATCACGTCACGCCGCGATGTCGGTTACGTGCGGATGCTCAACCCGCCGTCGTGCCCGAGGTGTGCTGTCCTGGCCGGTGAGTTCTACGCGTTCAACCGGGGTTTCCTGCGGCACCCGGGCTGCTTTCCTGCCGGCGTGACTGTCGATGGCCCGTCAGTCGAGGCTTCCACGAGGAGGTGGTACGAGGGGGAACTCGTTGTCCTCACGACCTCGAGCGGTAAGAACCTCTCCCTGACCGGTAATCACCCGATACTGACACGTCGCGGGTGGGTTCCGGCGAATCTCCTGGAAGAAGGAGACGAGGTAGTCCGCAGCACCCGGCCCGAGGGCGCTACGCCCCTCGTAGTCCCAGACCATCACCAGGTGCCAACCCGCATCGAGGATCTGTGGAGTTCGTTCGCTGTGAACGGATTTCATCGTGTGCCAACCGCCCCCGAGGATTTCCACGGCGACGGGCAGCACGGCGAGGTCGACATTGTGTATCCCGATAGCTCGTTGGGGTGCAGCGATCACGCCTCGTTCGGCAAGCATCGAATGCAGCAACTCCTCACCTGTGGAGGCGAACCGGGCCAGTTGCTCGTTGAGCAGGGCCCGACGTCGCTTGTCGATTTCGGGGGTCCTTCGCTGTCGCGCAGCTCGGTTGGCGGCCTCCGCCTGCCGCTTCCGTTCCTCGGAGCTCATTTTGCTGGCACGGATCTTTCCGGCTTCCTTCGGCCCGCGAATGGGCACTTGGGCAGCGACCAACCTTTTTCGGATGATCTCGCGGGAGACGCCGTACTGGCGAGACAGCGCGTACTCACTGGCGCCGGATCGGTAAGCGTTCACAATGCTTTCGATGGGGAGATCAACAGTGCGCGTTGGGATGCCCCGTCTGCGCCGTTCTCGGTGGAAAGCCGTGCGGGATATGCCAGTCGTGGCAAGGAGTTGTTCGG